ATATTCAAACTCCTTTCTAATCTTGCCCTGATATATAGTCCCTATTCCTTCTTTTAATGAATAGAAATTTTTAAACTTGTGCCGTCTTCGCCAAGTATCATCAACTAAAAATCCGTGTTCTATGTAATCTGCCATAGTTTCTATGAATTGCTCTCTTCCTTGGATAAGGTTAATAGGGTCAAAATACCACATCACTTTCTTGTAAGTAATATGGTTTAACATACTAATCCACTGGTCTAAACTAATATACTTTCCTACTCCTGCCTTATGGAATAATAATATATCACCCTTATGCTTGGGTAGCGTTGCTATATCTTTTTCTGGAATTGCTATCACTTCGTGTCCTAACTGCTCAAAGGCATTTTTAATATCTTCCTCAACAAAGTTAGAATTCGGATTATTGAAATTACCTAGATAAATTATTTTTAATTTGTTCATATCATTTTCAAACGCCTCGGGGAAAAGCGTTTGATTCTTTCCCCGAAAACGATATTAACAATCTGATATTAAGCTGTTGAGTGTAACTTTACACCCCACGTTGCCTGTAAGATGATGTCTCCATACATTACGTCGGTAATCAGTTTCTTCCTCAAATGTTCGCTGTCTTTAGCAACAAAATCTGGTCCCATCATAGCAAATGCAATAGCGTCGTGGTGAATAATAGCATTTGATATAGCGGTAGATGTTCCTGTAAACAACGGAACGTTTGGAGTTAAAACAACTGGAACGCCGTAAAGTATGTCGTGAGCACCATACGGTACTGTTGGTCTACCAAATTGAGAAGCATCATAGTATTTTTGGATTCCCATCACTTGGTTCCAGTAGACTTTAGGATTCAAGAAAATCCTACAATCTTCTTTAGGAACACTATTTGATGATAAAATACCAAATGCTGTTTCTATATTGGTTGAGTACAAGTCAGTATGGGTATCACCTGAGCTTGAAGATAAGCTGAGAATGTTATTCAAAATAGCTCTCTCTGCATTTCTTCCAGCCTTAAATCCTAGCCACTTAGCGTACTCATTGATAATATTCGGTCTCTTCATTATCTCACGTTGCTCAAACTTTGTGATATATACAGCGGCACCTTTCCAATTATCAACAGTTAAATCTGTCTTTGTTTCAATAATTGGAACAGCCGTTACTTCACCTGAAGTTACTGGAATATCAGTAACTACATCTCCACTTGATTCCGAAATATGTGGAATGTGAACTGTATCAGCGTTTGCAACGTCTGCCGAATAATCTATAAAGAACCTTGCAGCATAGAACTTTTGCTTCATAAACCTAGTAATTCTAGGTGTCCAAATCTCAGGTCTAAATACATCATACTTGTCGTCTGTCAATCCTGCTCGTTCAGCCATAAGTTTATGCCCCTATCCTTCTTCCTTTCGTTTGTTCCTTAAACCATTTGCTCCAAGTTTTGTTATCCATTTTTTCCATTTCCTCTTCAGTTTTCCCGCCAGTTACTGAAGAAGGCGAAGAAGGTTCGGGAGTTTTATTTTCTCCTGCGACCTTTACTCTCTTCGCATCAATAGCAGACTTTACCCATTCATCTTTAGATGCTTGAATAATTTGCTCTGGAGTTGGAGTCAGCGTATCGAACTTACCTTTTGCGTAAGTAACGATTAAATCTGCCTCTTCTTCCGTAGTATCTGCTAAAGCCTTTCCAAGTCTAACAGCTTCCATAGGGTCGCCAGTAGCTGGTTTAGAGGCTTTCTCGGCTTCTTTCAGCTTGTCTTCAGCTTTTTTAGCACGAGCATACAATTTCTTGTTTTTTGCCTCTAAGGCTTTGTCAGGAGTTTCTTCAGAGGACTCCTGATTATCCTCTTTGGAAGTTTCCTCTTTTAAAGGTTCAGAGGGAGCTTCCTCCTCTGGGTTTTCTATGGTTTCCTCAAAAGCCTCTCTGCCTTGTTCTTCTTTGGCAGCCTCGGCTTCTTCTTGTGTTACTTTTGCTTCTTGCATAATTTTAAGAGATTATTAACTCATTTGTGTTTTAAGGGGTTTCGCATCCCCAACGACCATTTATACTCCTGTTAAATCTTCTGGCTGTTTGGTTTTTGTTATTTCTTTTAACATTCCTAATCCTGCTTTGTATTCCTTTATAAAGGCGATAACAGAACTTCGTTTTTCTTCGGGGACTTCTAATAGGGTTTCTTTTAAATCTTCAATCCGCTTTTCTAAAATGCCCCGAATCATATATTCATTCTTCTGTACCCAATTATTTTGTTTGTTACTTAACTTCATAGTGTTGCGGCAGCTGGTGCCATTACTGGTGCGGTGGGTGCAGCAGGTGCTGGTAAACTTCCGCCTCGTTGTAATTCTCCTGACGCTTCCTGTATGCCTGACACCTCGTCATCAAATAATTCTTTAGGGTTGATTCCTGCTATATCCATTGCTCTATAAATTATTCTTTTAATTCTTTTATCGTCCATTATACCTGGGTTTTGAGCCAACATTACCAATAATCTGTCAAGGCTTTGTTGTCTGGCGGCGACATCTAACTGCTCTCCTGTAATCATTACATTCATCTTGTATTTCAAGTTATCATAAAAACTTCTTGGTATAGTCATATCTGACCCTTTCATTATTTCTGCTTGTATACCTCGTCTTATCTTCCATTGTTCTGGGGATAAGTGTTTGCTAGTAGCCCTCAACTTATTCATTCTATCATTTAATTTCAAATTAAAGAACTTTTCTGAACCCTCATCATCATCTGATAAAAGGTTCTTCATTAAAATCTTGTGTTCTTTGCGTTTCTGATTCTTAAACTGCGGCAAAATCCAATCCCATAATATCTCTTTGATAAACATACCCAATTCCTCTTTTTTCTGTTTGTAAAAGCCAATAGCCATTTGAGTTTGAAGTATAGTTGAGCCCAGTGGTGTTCCTGCTGGTGCTCTACCTCCTGTGATAGGTTCTCTGGCAAAAGACCTTCTCATTGCGTTTTCTTCCCATCTTGCCTCATCTGAATTATAGGCAGCGAGATTCCGCTCCTCATTTACTATTGGTTGTATTTCACTATTCACTATCAATATCTCTCCATTATCCATTTGAGTCATTAAATTCTTATCTACATTAGGGTCTCTGGTCTGGAAGAGATGTTTTGAACTCCAGTGATAGCCCTCTGACTTATAATTAGCTATTCTATTTAAGTAAATCTGGTCTTCAAATAATTGTTCTATTCTGCCTCTACCTGCTAATCTTCCTGGTAATTCTTCCCAAGGTAACTTCTTGTAAGGAAGGTCTCGCTTATCTTCCGCTAATACTATTTTTAGGTCTTTCGGTATAACAAAGTAATTGGACTCTTCTTCTAAATATCCTTTGGGGAAATAACACTCATAAACAACAATAGTATCATCATCTGATTTGGTGATAGCAGATTCTATGTTTTCCCAACCTGCCTTCTTTCCTACTACTCGTAATTCGTCTATTCCGTATTCATGCCTTTCAATTAGCGGAATATTCTTATAATCAACCGCGTCTACCCGATAAATCATATTTTGAGGCGGAACCCATTTTACTTCGTCTCCTACTTTTTTGACCCAAAGATCTCCATATTTCGGCCATTTTAAAGAATACTCATTTAGTTGCCTGCCAAAGAAAGTATCTTTCATCCAGAACTTTAATTCCTTTTCCATTAACCACGAAGGCCAATAAGATGTTCCTTCTTCAGCTGATAAGTAGATATGTTTAGTATCCAAGTCCAGCATTTTGGCTGATACCTCTACAGGAAAGTTAACTATATTATAGAATACTTTTTTAAAACCCAAAGAATCAGTATCTTCATCTCTAAAACGGGATACTGAATACATATCTATCAAATTATAAACATCAGCCATCCTCGGAGCAAAGGCTGGATTTAAGCTTAAGTCAGTATCTTCATAATACTTAACTTCGTCCTCTATAATGTCATATATTGTGCTCATTTTATTTTAACTCCATACTTTTTTTTCCACTTTTTATATAAGCGGGGCTTGTTTTTTTTCATCCAAGCTCTTTGTTTTTTCGACTTAAAAGGCATATTACTTCCAATGTTTATGTCTTCTTGGAGGCGACTTTTTACCTGTTTTTTTACAAATTTTCCTTTGTTTTCCTTTTGGCATTTAAATATCGCTTTTTAATGGTTTATTATTTCTAAATTCTTCTAAACGCTCTTTAAGTTTGTTTTGTTCTCTTGGTTTATCAGGCGTTAAGTTCCATATCGCAAGGGCTAAAGAATCCACACAATCGTCGTGTAAGCCCTGTGGCGGTCCATATTTGATGTTTCGTAAGGGTTCGCCTGTTTTCTCGTTTCTTAACTTGTATTCAAAGGCTAATAATTCATCTATTAAAACGGGGTTGTTTAATATAGTAATGTAGCCGTTTTCTATAAATATACGCAGATTTGAAAATAATTCCTCCTTAGTTTTGCCAGTAAAGGTGAAATCCTCTACAAATACGCCGTCTCTTCGCAAGTCCTCATAAATAGGTTTTCCTACTCCTGTGGCGTCTATAATCACTCTGGCACAATTATATCGTTCCGCCTTAGCCGTAATATGCTTTTTTTGATAAGGATAGTCCCAACCTCTAAACCGGTCTAAGTGAACCATTCGTTTGGTGGTGGAATCCATAACCGTTATAACAGTATAATCTTCTTCTCTGGCTAAATCAATTCCCATTACATAATTATGTCCGTTAATTGGCTCTTCTTCTTTAGATACGGCAATTTTATCCAAAACTTCCTTTTTAAATACCATTCCAGCATCATCTCTAAATTGAGCCATATATTCTTGATCAAACAACGATACAGGATATTCCTTTCTTAACTCTTTTAATTCGGCTTCAGTAGTTTCTACTCCATCTGTGGAAGGATATTGGAATGCTGCTCCTACCTCTTTAAGCATAGTAAATTTCTTTTTGAACCACCCTCTTCCTCTGGGAGTACCAATATAGTAAGTTCTGCTTTGTTTGGTAGCCGAGGCAGTAATCGGCTTTAAATATTGTAAATACACCTTTTCTGCTACTAATGGCGCTTCATCTACTATTAAAAGGTCAACTCGTTCTCCTAACAGCCCTAGGGGTTCGTTGGTACTTTTACACTGAATCCAAGCTGATTCTGACATTTTTATCTGATAGGGTCTATTTCCGCCCCCAGATATACACTTACTAAAGGTCTTGCGGTCATAAGCTAAAAAGAACTTTACTACATAAGAAGCCACTTTCTCGGTTAAATCATAGGTCTGGGCTGTTATAAAAATCTTAATAGAATCCCTCTTTCCCTGTTTCATTTCTAATAAACCCCTCAAAAAGCTCTCAAACACAATATAGGCAACTAACATACTTTTTCCCCAACCTCTACCTGCACATATCAATACTTCCTTGTTTTCGCATTTCAACACCTCTTGCTGGGTTTCATGTGGTTCCCAATTAATTTGTTTTTGTAGGTTATTCACACTTCTTAATTCCAAGTGATTTATGCGTAACTCCTTTCTGGATACAGGACAGACATATACAACATAACTCACCAACCTTTTCGCCACACCCGTGACATATCCCTATTTCCGCCTTCCGTTCGGGTTTGTCCGAGATAACGTTGTCCGACTTATTATCCTGGACATTGTCCGAGTTAATCTCGGCATTGTCCGAGTTATTTCTGTTATATGCTTTAGTACATCTGTCCGAGCAAAACTTCGCTCCAGCACGTTTGTCCTCTATATTTACGTTACAATTAAGGCAGTTTTTCATATATTTACGACCAAATAACTTGTTATTTACG